CTTGTGGGAAGTAATTCTAACTTTAAAGGTACTGAATTTGTTGAACACAAGAAGTCATCTAGTGAAGAGTGATATTTGCCTAAAGTGCAAATTACATGAGACCTGCAAGAGTCCTTTCATGGACTCTGCAGGTTCTGATTCTCCACGTGTGATTGTAGTTGGTGAGGCACCTGGAGAAACTGAAGACAAAAGAAATGAACCTTTCGTCGGTACTGCAGGTGAATTACTTAGGAATGTTCTAACGGAAGTTGGCTTCAATTTAGATGAGATACGATTTACCAATATCGTACGTTGCCGACCTCCGAATAATAAGATTACCCAACCTGCCATAAATTATTGTAAGCAATTTGCACTTGAGGACATAGAATTCTACAAGCCAGAGATGGTAATAATTGCTGGTAATAGTGCTCTTCAAGGCATACTTGGAGAGAATGGCATTAAGGACTGGAGTGGCAGTATTATCACAAAGAACGACAGGATGTACATCCCAGTTTATCATCCTGCCTATATATTGCGTAATAAGGCAGCAACTGACGAATGGTTGGATACTCTTCTCAAGGCATGTGATGCCTTAGGTGGAGTATTTGAGGAAGAGACAAAGAAATTGGAACTTGTACTTCCTCACACCGTCAAAGAAGTCTTGGAAATGCAAGACTATCTATCAAAGTACGAGAAAATTTGCTATGATGTCGAAACTTCTACACTTGATTCTTATGCTGATAATGATATTCTATTAGCTGTGTCGTTTGCAGCAGGTGATAGGATGTTTAGTATACCAATGAGACACCCAGAGTCGTGGTGGACAATAGCAGATTATAAGAAGGTTGAAAATTCTGTTGTAGAAATCTTGGACAAGCACGATGGCAAATTGCAAGGGCAGAATATAAAATTTGACCTCTTACACACCTATTCGCAATTAGGGCAGAAGTTATATAAGGCATGTGACGATACAATGCTAATAAGCCAACTTATAGACCCTGCTCCTGGTAAGCATGGTCTGAAGAGATTGTCTGCTACTTATTTAGGTTGGTATGATCATGAAAGTGAGATGGATGAATATGCATTAGCAAACCCTGAAGCGGATGCTAAGAGTGGTGGATCATATGCAAAGATGCCTTTGAGCATATTATTACCTTATTCAGCTAAAGATTCAGGTGCTGTTTTATTGTTACGGGATATATTATACGATAAACTTACAGATAAGCAGAAGATACTTTATGATGAATTGATTATGGAGGAATCTAATCTACTTACTGAAACTGAATTGAATGGTATGACAATCGATAGGTATGTAGCTGAACGTTACAAACTAATATATGAGCTTGTAGCAGCAGAACTTTATGAGGACATAATAAAAGATAAACTCATAAAGCGTATGATAAAAGATAAACAGAGTATTGACAAGAAGCACAGTAAGTGGAAATTCAATCCTCGTTCTTCTATGCACATGGTGGAATATGTTTACGTATATGGTAAGATACCACCCACCGTGTATACCAAAAGTAAAGATAAAGCAAAATCTGTACCGTCTACCAAATCAGAAGTATTAGAGAATTATGAAGATAAATTGCCAATATTGAAGAAAATATTGTATTACAGACTTTTACGTAATGCATTGTCTAAATATCTTACATCAGCTCTAACAAGTAAATGGTTATCCGATGATGGTAGAGTTCACACTAATTTCAAACTGGGTGGAGCTGAGACCGGTCGTATCTCTTCAGAGCATCCAAATATTCAAAATATTCCGACAGAAGAAAAGGCACCTGGTACTCTTCTGGAACATTTGCCAATAAAGAACATATTCACTTCCAGATTTGGTAAGGATGGTGTCTTATTATCCTTAGATGAATCTGCAATGGAATTGAGAGTAATTTCTTCTGTGGCAAATTGCACCCCAATGTTAGAAGCATTCGAAAGTGGAAGGGATATCCATACCGCTGTAGCTTCAATGGTGACAGGAGTTGATTACGATAAGATAAGTAAGGATGTGCGCTATTACTATAAACGTGTCAACTGGACAATAATTTATGCAGGAACAGCTTATACACTTCATACAAGGTATAAGATTCCAATAAAGAAAGCTGAGCAATTATTTGAAGATTATTTGAATGAATTTCCACAACTCGAAGATTATATCAAGAATTCAATAAAATTTGCACACAAGACTGGGTATGCTGAGAGTCCATTTGGAAGAAGACGATATTTCACTTACATAAAGAGTGGAGAAGATACACCAGCGAAGGCAGCAGATGAGCGGTCGTCTGTGAATATGCCTATACAGTCAGCAGCTTCAGATATCTTATTGATATCACTAATTATTGCAAGAAAGGAAATGGATAAACGCGGTATGGATACTAAAATCATGCTGCTAGTAAATACAGTTCATGACTCTGTTGTTGTAGATTGCAGAAAGGAAGTTGTTGTCGAAGTTGCCAAATTATTCAAAGAAATTATGGAGAATATAATTTATTGGGCAGGAATTTATATGCCTCATATTGATTTCAGTTGGTTGACATGCTCGTTAAAGGCAGACGCAGAAGTTGGATCTCATTACGGTAATAAGATAAAATTAAATGATTGGATAAAGGAGAATAACTATGGTGTTGCCGGATAGTACTATCCATGAACTTGCAAAGAAGGGCATGATTGATCCATTCTTCCCAGGATTGAAAATTGAAGGTAAATTGTCCACTGGTTTATCTTCATACGGTTATGATCTTACTCTCGGAAATATTTTCAAGATTTTTACACGAAAACCAGAGGGTGGTGTTATTGATCCTAAAGATTTTGATGTCACATTCCTTGAGATTTTGGAGGGTAACACTTGTCTTATTCCTCCAAATTCATTCGTCTTAGCACACTCTGTAGAGTTTTTCAAGATACCAAGGGACATTATTACCATTGTGCTTGGTAAAAGTACCTATGCTCGTTGTGGGCTTGTAGTCAACCTCACAGCACTCGAACCAGAGTGGGAGGGACAAGTTACAATTGAGATTTCCAATACAACTCCCACAGCGGTAAAGGTCTATGCAGGAGAAGGTATAGCACAAGTTATATTCTTACGTGCTGAGAAAGTGTGTGAAGTTTCCTATGCTGACAAGAAGGGCAAATACCAGAATCAAACTGGTGTAACTTTAGCGAGGAATTGATGGCAGAAGAATTATCACTTGAAGAGACATTACTTGGTTTACATCAGGATTTGGTGCTTGAATTGTATAACAGACCATATAGGATAACTACCGTTGGTAGAGATGCTAATGGTCTGATTGTAAACTGGCATTATAAGAAATTCAAATTAACATTCTCAAGATTTACTGGTAAAGAGCCTGTTCATGGTAAGGAAGTTACTGCATATTTTGTAACTAAAGTTGAGATGAAAGGGATAAAGAATGACAAACCAGGACGTAAAAGACACAGACGTAAGCAAGTTGGACTCAGTAATTGAAGAAATCTCTGGATCAGTAATTACTGTACGTACTCTGAAGGGTAATAAGAAATTTGATATTGGTCAACTGTTCAGCATTGACCAGAATGAAATTTCCAATGCATTATCAACCCAGGCTTCTTTGTATGGCTTCTTCGCTATTCTGACTGCCGAGGCAGATAGAATTGCTGCTATGCAAGCTATGCTGTATGAGCAGGAAACTGCCAATGCTGATGAGTCATACAGAGCAAACTTGGATGAAGAAGGTAAGAAGTACACCGAAGCTGTCATAAAGTCCATGGTTGCCAGAGATGAAGATTGTATCAGAGTCCATACAGCTAAGGAGAATGCCGATTATGATCTTAATATTCTCAAAGCCATAGTCAGAGCATTCGAACAACGTGCCATGATGCTGCAGTCATTGGGTTCTCAGCTGCGACACGAGTACGACATGCAGGGTATGAATGTCAAAGAGCGTGAGCTAGAGAGATCCACTGAAGGTGTAAAGTCAGCAATTACAGCACGTAGGAAATTGAACAAGGCTGGCGATTGACAAGTTGTATTAGTTAGAGAATGAGCTACGGTTTTATCCGATTGCTCTGCTCAAATTCATATAGGAGGACGTAATGGTACAAAAGACAGCACGTGTTGATCGTCTCGCTGCACTGCGAGACAAACTGGCACACACAGATTTGCGCTCTGGTGGTGGGGGATTCTTCTCACCTCCTGAGGGTAGGTCTGAAATACGTATCATGCCAGAAGTTGGTGAGATGACATTCTTCTACCAACAGGTTGGTACGCACATGTTACCAGATACGGAAAACAAGAAGCAATTTTATTGTCCAGCCTTTACGAGTGAAGGTGAATTGGAATGTCCGATCTGCAAGTATGTTGAGCAATTGAAGAGGGAAGGCAGTAAGGCTTCCCTTGCCCTGGCAGATGCTTTGCGTGTCAAGAAGAAATTCTGGATGAATGTCATTGACCGTGGTCGTGAAGGTTCTGGTCCACAGATTTTCACTCCAGGTGTTATGGTATTTGGGCAAATTTCCAGTCTCATCAGTGATCCTGATTATGGTGATATCTTTGACATTGACAAGGGTATCGATATTATCATTGAACGGCATGGTAAGGGTCTGGAAACTGAGTACAACGTAAAACCTAAGCGTGATGATTCTCCACTTCATGAAGATCCTGATGTAGTAGCAGAGTGGCTGAAGAAGGCACGTGACCTTACCCCAGTTGAAGTTTCGGAAGATAAGGAAGAAGATGAAGAACTCACAAAGGGTCATATCCTTTATGTACTTCCTTATGACAGGCTGAAGGCAGAATTCGATGCTGTCGATTCTGGTGATGATGAGCCTGAGGAAGATGAGAGACCTCGTAAATCCTCAATAAGACGTTCTGAACCTGCTCCAAAGGCAGCCACATTACGCAGAGCACCCGTTGCAGCGAAAGTTGAGAAAGTTGAAAAGGATGATCTCGACGATGACGGTCTGGATGAAGCCGAAGCAGAAGAACCAGAAGATGAAGTTCAGGCTGAAATAAAGAATCGTACACTTCGCCGAAGTTTACGCAGACCTGTCAAATAATCAAACTGCTGTATTAGAGGGTGGTTGAGAAAACTCAGCCACCCTTTAGGATGAAAATGAAGATAATACACTTCTCTGACACTCACATAGGAATAGATACTCACGGTGCTATAGATTCTGAGACAAAGTTGAATATCAGAACATTAGATGTTCTGGATGCTATTGATGCTATGATAGACATGGCTATCGAAGAGAATGTTGATTTAGCACTCTTCGCTGGTGATGCCTTTCATAGACACAGTCCTACCCAAACTTATGTGAATGAATTTGGAAAGCGTATGCTGAGATTGAGAAGGCATTGTCCCGTTGTATTGCTGTTAGGAAATCATGACATGCCTGGTGGTGACAGGGTATCAGCCTTGGAAATTTACAAGACATTAGAGGTAAGTGACATAATCGTTGCACAAGACTGCAGGATATACAAAGTAGAGACAAAGAGTGGCACAGCACAGGTTGTAACTGTGCCTTACCCAACCAGATCATGGTTACATTACAAATTGGCTGATAAAATCAGCTCTGAAGAGACCTCTGTAATGCTAAAGAGGGAGACAGCTTCCATAATACAGAGATTGGCAGAGCAAGTAGACAAGACATTACCAACCATCTTGCTTGGACACTTCACTGTAGAGGGCTGTCAATTCGGTTCGGAACGTTCGTTACTTATTTCTAGTGCAGAAGCTGCGGTATCTTTGGAAGAGCTTACATTACCTGTT